TTTTTTAAACTTTTTTGTGACTTTTTAAGAGCCATTAGTTTTTATAGCCTCCACCCTTAGCTTTGTATTCTTTTGCTAGCATCTGAGCTTTTCTTGCAGACCATTGTCCTGCGCTACCACCTTTGCTTCCTGCTTTGATCTTGTTAAACAAGTTCTTACGCATAGTGGGCTTAGTATAGTTACCTGCTTTATTAACTGTAGACTTTTTAACTGCCATGTTATTTCTTCTTAGCTTTAGCTTTGTTTTTACGGTAGGTCTTAGCCCCTGCATCGTTTCTAAGAGTCTGTATAGCCGCCTTAGCTTGTTTAGCGTTTAAAGGCATTGCTCTTGCTCTTTTAGCCAAAGGTTTTGCTTTTGGCGTAGCTTTCTTCTTTGCTGGTGGTCTTCCAACCTTACTTCCGTATGTACCCTTACCTTGTGGCATTGTATTCTCCTACCATTTAGATTTATTAGCCCAGTATGCCGCAGACATTTTGCCTTTAGCAATATTTTTAGCGTGTCGTGCTTTAAAAGATTTACGTCTTGCTTTTTCCGATGCAGTCTTTGGATTCTTACCTGCACCTGAAACACCTTGCTGTCCATAGCGAATAGTCTTTACTTTATCTCCTTCCTTAGCTACAACTACATGACTTTTGGTAGCATGATTAGGAGTTCGTTTAGGTTTGTTAAAACCGCTAACTCCTGCTCTTACCAATCTAGGGTCTTTAGCCATTAGTACGTCCTCTCTCTTTAATTGCTACTTCTCTTTCTTTTAGTAATTGATCGGAAACCTTAAGCCTTCTTTCAAACTCGCGGTCATCGTCATTACCTTCTCGTATATTAGTAGTGATAGCTTTAATCTTGTCAATCTCTAACTCTTGAGGTATAGATTGAGCTTCAGTAGCAAGCTTCTGCGCTCGTGCTTGTGATTCAATAGCTTGTCCTTCTAAGGCCGCAGTCTGTGACGCTTGGAATGCCAACTGTGATTGCTGAGCCGCTTGTTGTGCTTGTTGTGCTTCAGGATCAGGCTGATTAGCTTTTTCAAGAGCCGCTATAAGTTCCTCACGATTACCTACGTTCATGTTATCAATGATAGACATAATAAGCTGTGAGTACATTGGAGTTTCAGGTGACATGGTTTGTAACAACTGTACAAGCTGTGTAACTTCGTACTCACGCGCAATAATGCCCAGTGAACTGGAAGTGTGGAACTTGTAGTCAGCAACAGGATATGCTTCAGGATTAAACTGCATATATCGGTGTGCGGCTTTAGTTACAAAAGGAATCAGGAAAGATTCTTGGAAGTTAATTAAAGTTCGCTTATGACGCTTAATGATAGCGCCTAAGCTCATAGAGATACCTGCGGCAGTGGAATCACCATTGATTGATCCTGAGATACCTGCGGAATCAACAGCGCCTGTAGCTGTCTGTACCATACGTTGTAAAGCGTCAGCCTGTGCAAAGCTAATTTGACTTACATTGCCAAAGTTAAATGGTTGTATAACTTCATTAGGCGCACCGTTAGTTAAGATAACTTTACCTGCACGTACTTCAGGTCTAGCGCCTCTAGGCATCCTTGTAGCGTCCATAGCTAACATAGGGTGTATAGTAAGCGCAAGAGCGTCAATTCTAGCTCGTATTTCAGCGTCTAACGCCTTTTGTGAGTTATATCCTTTCTCACATACCCCTCTACCCCAAAAACGGCTAGGAACAACATCCCAAGGGAATGCTATAATAGGTCTATCACCCATCATATAAGGATTAGATTCCGCTTTTAGCAAAGTGCCATCATTAGCAATTACAACAATAGCTTCCACATAATAACTTTTACTTTCTTCATCGTCATCAACTAATGTAGCTATTTCTTCCGCTTCGGATTCCTTTTGAGCCATCTCTAATAAATGTCTAGGTACTAAACCATAGTATTTAGTCAATCGTACTTTATCATCATCGTGTGCTACTAAGTCTTGATCTGGCTCTATGTCAAAATCAGGAGCCGCCATTGATACTTCTACGTTCCTATATATCCCTTGTTCTTGTAATTGCTCAACTAGATGTAAGGATACAAACTCATCAACAGCACAACCCATTGCTTCCTCTACGGAGGTAGCTAAAGGGTCTATTAGGAAGTTCTGAGGCATTACAGGACGGAGTTTAACACAAGTCTTTTCCGTTATGTTGACACCAACTGCTGTTAATTCGCCTCCCATAACAGGTTGGGTTGCAGGAGCCATTTCTTTTTCTTCTTCAAGGACAATCTCTGCAATACCTGTGCCAAATACAGCGGCATTTAGTAAACACTCAGCAACACCTTTGCGTATTCTGTTCTTTTTGAAGTCTTTATACAAAGTTTCACGTAAAAGTGAGATGTCTCGCTTCTCTTTATCGTTTACATCGTCCTCAATGTCAAACCAACGGCCTCGACCAAAGGTTGCTTCCTCTAATTCAGCAACTGAAGACTCTACCGCTTGTTGTAGGGCAGGACTGATAATTCGAGAACGCTCTGAATCTCTAGTTTTGTCTAAGGAAGACCACTGTCCTCTCCATAACCGATAGTACTCGTCAAATTTAGATGAATAATTAGTATCAAAGTGATCACGCCATCCTTGACATTTATTGATTACCCACCCTTCAAGTGTTTGTTCTAGTACAAATTGATCTTTTTCTTCATTTAGCATATTAATACCCTGCGTATGCGTCTAATAGTTGATAGTCTTCTTCTTCAAAGTCCGATGTGTATGCTATGTTAGCTAATTGGTCTATGTAAGCTAATGCATCAATTAAATCATCGTGTACTAATTGATTAGGAAACTGAAATAACTCATCAAGGAACTGACTGTTCCATTCTCCTTTGTTTAAGGAGATTGTACCATGTTCAAACCTGCCTTGTAAAGCCCAAACAATTCTGTCGGTTTTCTTTTTATTGCCGTGGGTAAGCTCGTCCACTCTAAAAAACCGTTGATTCTTTTTCATGTAGTCGCTTAAGTATGGAAGTACAGCGTTCTTTAATGCTCCCTTCTCTATACCTACTGCTACAGGTTGGTAGTCTCTGACTGCTTGGAAGATTCTTCTGGCAGTCTCTTGGACACCCCAACGCCCATGTACAATATTAGCAACCCACCAGCCTTCTTCGTTCGCTTTAACAATAGCGATAGCCGTTTGGTCAAGTCTTTTTGTCTTCGTTGTAACTTTAGCGACATCCGCAAAACCCGCCAAGTCAACCGCAATGTAAAACTGACCTTGTTCAGGCTCTTCCTCAGAAAATTTAATATATTCTTCTTTAAAAAGTTCACTACCTTGAGCCTCAAAGGATGCCATAAACTCCTGACGGAAGGAAAAAGCTGACATAGACTTTTGAGCCGCTTCAATCTCTTCAGGGTCTAGCAATGGGTTATCATAGCTTGTAAAATGAAAACCTGCAAAACTAGGATCATCAGATACACAAGCGTATGTATATAGTTCATAAAAGTGATTACGTCCCATAGGCGTACCTATAAACAACGCATCACCCTTTTGGTCAGCCAAGGCAGGTCTCAGTATCTGCTCCCAAACCTCTGGCTTCATGTCAGCGTACTCATCCATTACTAGGAACTTAAGGCTGACACCCCTCATTGTCTCTGGTCTATCTGCACCCTTTAGGGCAATTACAGCACCATTAATGAGTTTAATCTGTAGGTTATTAACGTGGCTAGAGGCTATGACGTTATGACCTAACTCTAGTAGCATCTGCCACATAATGTCCCTAGCCTGTCCCTGTGTAGGGGCAACGTAGAACACATGGCCTTTGGTATCACTAAGGGCGCGGAGTATTAACATCCATGCCGCTAGTCTACTCTTACCTGTACGTCTACCTGCGGCTATAACTTTAAATCTTGTTTCGTTGTTATATACTTCCTGTTGCCACGGTAGAAGAGAGACATTTAAGTCCGTCAACTATAGCACCACATTACAGGAGACTCACCAACGTCCAACTTGCGGATGTCAACATGGACAAAGCTGTCAGCAACTCCGATACCGTTGAACCCCATCGCAGTGGCGTGTTTAACGATGTCATACCTTTGCTGAGAATTTTCAGTCCTGATGTCACAGGCGATACCTTGTGCGTGAGTTCCTGCAACTTTTTTCTTAGCCTCTATGGGGTGACTAGGGTCTCTGTAACCACTAGTGATTATAAACGGAAAACCACATACATAACGTAGGTGATCTAATTTGATTAGGAATTGATCATCAATCTTATTCTTACCTGTGTACTGACAGGCAAACTCTTCCCTGTTAAAGTATCTTAACATATCATTAATGTTATTAATCATTGACAACTTCTCCCTCTAATGGGTCTTGCTGTTCATTACCAGAGATAACAGTGGTTTCACCACCTACTCCAGTGATAGAGATGTTGATAGCACTACGACCACCACTACCTCCTTTCTCCTTCTCAAAGTAACTGATAGGTAACATCCTATCCATTACCAACTTCCATGCCGCTGACTGATTCTTATGATCGTTGTCAAGAGCCGCATCAAAGATTGCATCCATCACTTTGCGTGACTTTGGGGACGCAAGCATCCTAGCTTTATAGTCGTTGATGATTGAAGCATCACCTTTGGGGCGACCTACCCCTTTTCTATTACCTGTTGTTTTAGACACTACAGATTTCTTTGGTGGCCGACCCTTCCGCTTCGCGGCAGTGGCTGACCTATCTATTTCTTTACTCAAAGTATTCCCCTTAGTTATCTTAAGGATACTTAAGTAGAGTTTAGTTATTTTCTTTAATTATTAATAAAAGTAAAATACTATAGTTTACTTAAGGTACTTAAGGCGCGGATGGTTTCCTTTAACTGCTTTAGTATACTTGATATTATAGCACAGATCAGTCTAAAAGTCAAGCATTATTTTCTATATTTACTAAATTATATTGAGTACACCCAAGCCCCTTGTGTGTCAACCTGTGTGTCCCTTAACTGCTTGTGTCAAGACTAGGGGGCCACCTGTGTTTTCCTTATGTAATTCAAGGACTTAGGTATACTTAAGGATACACCCCTTTTTTCCTAATTTACTCCTTTTTTGTATACATGCGGGTACTCCCGACACATTAAGTTGCCACGCGGCCCCCCCCGCCCCCAAAGTTATCCACAGGTTATACATTAGTTATACATGAGTTATCCACGGCCTGTGCATAAGTTATCCACAGGTTATACACAAGGCTCCATGTTGGCACGGGTATTGCATGGGTGACCAAGGGCCGCCATTGGGTCGAGCTTATGTTTGACAGGTGAAGTGTGAGTATGCTAGTGGATACCTATAGAGCCACATGCATACATCATGCCAAGTAGCCATAAGTTTATATTATGATAGACACAAGATCATCATTGATAGTTATATGTTTATAGATGGCTCTGTATTGCGTTCTAAGCGTGTTTATCCTTGGTCTATATAATGGCATAGGTAAGTAGTCGATCGTACAAATTAGGCCACAGTCCAGTAGTGGCGCGGTGTTCAGCCTGTCTATAAAATAAGTTAAAATAAATGTATATAATTGCTTGACTCGTACACTTATACGCCTATAATAGGCACAGGCAACGGGGGAACGGCTCCCCAGATTGATACCTAGCTTCAGCAGTTACCACGGTAGCTTATAGGCTGAAGACGAAGGAGACAGTCCCCGAACGAACCTTATGGTTCTAGCCCTCCGCGATAGCGGTTTGAACTCTCAGCTTATTAGCCGTGGCAATAGTGAGACAGACGATCATACTAAGCGGACAGAGTAACCAAGATTAAAAATGGTTATGGCGGGAAGTAGCTTCAGGGCGAAGGTGTACCGTTAAGCAGTACCATCTTTAATCAACGGTTATTCACTGGAAATACTAGGCGACTGGTATTTGCATTGAATAACTAAAGGTATTTCAAAATGAAGAAAACAAACAAGATAAAACACTTTAAGCATTCATATTCAGAATTAGCTAAAGTGGGCGTTAAATATTACAAGGATACAAACTTTTGCACAGTTATCGGATTAGCTGTAGCATGTGACCTGTCATTCGGTAAGGCTAGGGCAATCGCAGAGCGTACAGTTAAAAGAGTTAAGGGTCGCGGTCTTTCACAGTGGGACATTCATAAACTCTATCAGTCAATGGGTAAACAACTAACCCATGTTCCTAATGTTTACGGTGCTACACTAGGAACCGTAGCCAACCATGCCCCAATGTCAGGTCGTTATATGTTCCTAACGAGAAGCCACTGTGCTGTTAGCCGTGATGGAGTCCTTGAGGATTGGAGTGCAAAAGGTAGTAGACATAGAGTAAGGATGTGTTATAAAATTGAAGACTTAAAGTAGTTAAATTGGTAGCATTGGTTTATATCAGTGCTACTTCTTGTAACTATTTAAACAACTGAGGTAATATAAAATGTTATACTTAAAAACTTTGAACTTGTGGGATACTTCAACCGCTCTAGCTATTGAGCATGGGCAGATCAAATTACAACGTGGTCAATGGTTGCAATGCGGAGAGAACGACAAAAAGTGTAGGTTTGTAGGGCTAGGACTGCACAAGGGCAGTGACTCTAAATCTGTATGGGTTGTGCATTACCAAGGTTTGAACGGTAACACAATGAAAAAATTCAGAAGTAGCTGTAAAATTTACACAAGCGAGGTGACAGCATGATTAAACTATCAAAAGCAGGGAAAATGCCTTGCAGGTCTTGGAGTCTACAGGCACTGGATACATGTCCCGCATCAAAAGATTCTAACGGTGATCTAGTCCCCGCATGTAAGGGATGCTATGCCACAGGCGGTAACTATAGATTTCCTAACGTCAAAGCACCAAGGGAGCATAACAAGGAAGATTGGAAGCGTGATTCATGGGTTGATGATATGGTCGCAGAACTAGATAACGATAGGTATTTTCGTTGGTTTGATTCAGGTGATATGTACAGCATCAAACTCGCTCAAAAGATGCTTGAAGTCATGCGTTTGACTCCGTGGTGTAATCATTGGCTACCAACTAGAATGCATAAGTTTGACAAGTTTGCCCAAGTTATCGCAGACATGGAGTCATTGCCTAACGTGGTGGTTAGGTTGTCCAGTGATAGCGTACTAGGTGAAGTTATTCCGAATGTGGCAAACAGTAGCACCATATTGCCCACAATAAGCCATAGTTTAAAAGGCGTCACAGTTTGCGAGGCAAGTACACGCGAGGGTAAATGCGGATCATGCCGCGCATGTTGGAAAAAGGATGTTTCAGTAATAGGATACCCCGCGCATGGTGTATCAATGAAAAAACAAATTAATAATCTAATAGCTATCGGAGGATAATACAATGAAAAAAGCATACGAGCATTTTAGTGATGAATATATGTACCTTGACTGGTTTAATAATTTCCTAACTGTGGCTAGATTCGCGGAGTATTACGAAATGAGCGAGGAACAAGCCCATGATCTAATCAAACGGATGCGAATGGAGTAAACACCACAAAGTCTATGGTTTGCATTCTTAGACTTTCTAGTGTTTATTAGTAGGGTAGCATAGCCTAACCCATGAAATAGGCTTAGAATGGATTACATGAGGTTTTAAGGTATGGATAATAATAGAGAGCCAGAAAGTGACTTCTGGGCGTGGATAGGTGTTGCAATTTTGGTCGGAGTCTATATAATGGCTAGTACGTTGGAATTTTTTACTCTGATTCCTTAATTTATAACTTGTTACAACTAGAGGTGATTTATGGTACGTTTTATGGAGAACAGAAAGGAACTGCGCGGTTTGATTCAGCAGTTAAAGGACGGAGGGTTTACGGTAACCAATAGCGATGGGTGGTATAAAGCTTTGGATGATGACGATACCGAAGTTATGGTCGCAATGCCCCATAGTGATGGCTCGTACATGCTTAATTTAAACAATGATTATTTTGATCAATCAGGGAGACACTGAGATGGAAATTGAAGGATTGACACAAAAGGAAATAGTGAAGGCACAGTTTGACGCTCTGTCTCGCTTAGGGGATGAGAGAACCTATGCTCAAAACTTGCTATATGACAAGGTAAGGCGCGAACACTTAGCCAATGTACACATGGATGGTCTAGAGAGTGTCTATGCTTGCAGACCTTTCACGGAGCATTCAAAGCAGGTTATGCGTACCCAAGCAGTTGATTTTATGGCTAATGTTTACGGGGTGGATTTATGAAAACTA